ATATTGCCCAGTACAGTCAGACAGGAGCCGTGAACTGGGTGGCGCGAATGTCGTCAACCATCCTCCAGTCCAACGTATTTGGATACGGTGTGGCTACCGATGCGTCGAGGAACGTGATTGTGGCTGGAACATATAACGGCAACCTATTTGCGTACAGTTCCAGTAACGTCGCGTTCGGAACCATAGTTCCGGCTGTTAACGGCTCGACTAACAGCGGTGCATTTGTCGCTCAATATAGTCAAGCAGGGGCCGTTAACTGGTTGGCTTACTTGTCTAGCAGAACGAATACAACTCTGTACAGCGTGGCTACCGACGCCTCGAAGAATGCGATCGTAACGGGAGCCTATTCCGATATCCTGACTGCGTACGACTCCAGCGGAAGAGTGTTCTCGAACGTGGGTCCGGTCATTTCCGGTAATTCTATCGCCTATATTGCCCAATACAGCCAGACAGGATCTGTGAATTGGTTGGCATATCTGTGTAGCACGAGCACTACGGTTGGATGTAACGTGGCAGTCGACGCGTCCAACAACGTGACAATAACTGGTTACTACGTTGGATCCAACTTGATTGCGTACAGTGCTAACGGAACCGCATTCCCAACAATAGTATCGGGGGGAGGTGCGAGCAACGCGTTCACAGCCAAATATGATTCGTCTGGAAACGTCTTGTGGCTGGCTGGAAGCAGTGGCGCAGTTGCAGTTGGAGTAGGTGTCGCGCGCGGTGTATCGGGCAGCGTGGTTACGTCGGGGTACTACACCTACAGCGCATCGAATGTAGTCTTTGGGATCGCTACACCCGCGACCCTAGTCGGTGCCACGTTGACCGGACCTACAACTAGTTTAGCACTTGTGACCAAGTACTCTCCGAGTGGAACCGTGCAGTGGGCGGGGAAACTCGCATCCTCAGCGTCTGCATTTGGCTGCAACGTGACCACTGACGCGTCCAATAACGTGACACTGACAGGTTACTACACCGGGAGTAACTTGACTGCCTACAACTCCAACGGAACCGCATTCCCAACAATAGTATCGGGGGGAGGTACGAACAACGTATTCACAGTGCAATATGATTCATCTGGAAACGTGAAGTGGTTGGTGGGAAGTAGTAGCGCAGTTGCAGTTGGAGTAGGTCTCGCGCGTGGCCTGTCCGGTCGTGTGGTTGCGTCGGGGTACTATAATTCGACGACTGCGGTGTTTACCGGTCCAACGACCGCGTCTGTGGTGGGCAAGACACTTACGAGCACCCCTTCAGTGTATAATGCCGTTGTGACACAGTATGATCCAAGTGGACGTGTGAATTGGGTGGCGAGAATAGCTGCGACTAGTAGTACGTATGGATCCAACGTCGTTGTGGATTCACTGGACAATGTATTCGTGATTGGAGAGTACAGTGGAACCGCTTTGACCGCCTATAGCGCAGATGGACTCACCAGCAATGTAATTTCAACATCCACTGCGTCTACCACCGGCTTCGTCGCCAAGTACGACAAGAACGGAAGCAATCTCTGGGTCGCACGCGTTGGAAATACCCGTGTGAATCGACTGTTTGGCGGAACTCGTGATTCGATTGGAAACGTCACGGTTGCTGGGAGTTCTACTGATCGCCCGACTATTAGTGCGTATTCTGTTGGATACTAAGGACTTGGAAACAGCATGGTAGGATCCTTTTAAAAGATCTCCTTGTCATACACAATGCAGCAGCAGTACGACTACAACGGTGTGCTCGTTAGCAAGAGCCAGCCAACGCGAGTTCTTCGCAAGGTCACCAAGATCCTCACAATTGATTCGATTGACCGCGACACAGCCCTCTACGTCAAGGTCAATGGAGGTTCGACAGTCTCGGATGCCGGAGATTACGTCGTATATTTGCCCCGCGTGTATGAACGTGTCACCAAGATTAGCCTCAAGTCTGCTTCGATACAGGCGCCGGTCGTCCTGAGCACGGCGTTTACGAACCTTGGGTTCCAGCCTACGGACTCGTATATCCTCATGAGTCTGGAGGGACTGAATCGCAAGGACGAGGCGGCGCCGGGCGCGGATAGGTCGGGATACGTTGACTCATGGTTTGCTAAACTTCAGAATGATATCAGTGCACCCGTGGCGGGAGGGCAATTGACGGGTGGTGCAACTTCGACCATCTCGCCGTTTGGAAGTGTTGTTACCTACACGACGACAATTGCACATGGTCTGTTCGTTGGTCAGACCGTCTGCATTACTGGAACAAGCAACGCGCTCCACAATGTGGCATTCGTACAAATCGCAGGCGTCCCGACAACCACGACCTTCTTGGTGTCAACAACAAGCGCAGGAGGCACAACGTCTACGGGTGGTTCAGTGTTTATTCCAGGAACGCTCTTCTACAACGACTCAACCTACGACGAACAATTGGTCAAGTATGATCCTCCGATTGCTCGCCTCCAACGCCTGCATATCACCCTGCGCCGTCACACGCCTTTTGGCAGCATTGGTCTTACAAGTCCTCTGGGCGCACCGATTATATTCGGAGCCGCTCAGAACAGCTTTACATTTGAGATTGAGTATCTCGACAATGGATTCGATGAATTTTCGACCATGCAGACCCGACTGCCCCCCGATGCACGCGAGCGCTAGACTCGCATCGACTTGCCGAGCATGACAAAGGTATCAAACGTGAACAAGAACATAACACCCGTCAGGACGTAGAGAAACATGTCGTGATGGGAGTTCGGCTCGTATCCTGTCTTGTTCTGTTCCACCATCGCCAGGATTTTGTCCATCTTGGACTTCATGTCGTCTCCACCCGACGTGAAGGACTCGTGGGTGGATACGGATGGCCGCGGTTGCTGCGTGGGTGTTGGTTTGAAGTTGGAGGTTTCTGCGTTCGTGTCGAGGGGCAATACGGATGTGAGATCCGCGATTGTTTTCATTGTCCCACTATTGACACCGCGCCTCGGTTGTTCAGATGGCGGTTCGCGCTTGCCCTCCTTCACCGTCGTCCGAGCCTTGAAATCGCCCCCGTCGGGGTATGCATCCTCGAGCAAGGTATAGTCCATACCACACTTGTTCTTGGGTAGGCAGAAAAATATAGAGGCTTTCTAGTAAAATGCGTCTCTCTGGAACCAATGAAGTCTATGCCGTCGTCGGACTTGCGCTTCTGAGTGTGTTTGCACCCAAGCTGATCAAGCCGGTGGTCAATGGCACTGTGGGCCGCGCGCTCGCCACGGCGGTTGCAGCCTACCTGGCGCTCTACGTCAGCCTCCCCGTTGCTCTGTTCTGGACCATCGCGGTGCATGCTTCGATGTGCCAGTGCGGCGGTGGCATGGAGTACATGGACACTGGCAAGTGCACGGCGAACATGACAGAGGGTGCGTGCCCCAAGGGCGACTGTACGTGGGACGGCAGCGCGTGCAAGGATAAGCCCAAGGCGTAAACATATTTCCCACCAGTGAATAATGATTGAGATTCTTGAGAACCACAAACTCTTTCTGGGTATCATGTTGATCCTGGTCAATGTAGGGTCGCGCTACTTTGTTGACGAGCTCAGCGATGACCCGAAGGTCTACGAACGCAATCTCCTCCTCCGACGCATCGCAATCTTTGCAGTGTGTTTCGTCGGCACGAGAGATTTGGTGTACTCTTTGTTATTGACCGCTGGCTTCATCATCATCGCCTCGGGCATGTCGAGCCGTAGCCGCGAGGGAATGGAGAATGAAGAGAAGGAGAAGGAGACAATGTGCAGTGCCAACGACAAGAGCGTTCCTCCGTTGTTTACCAAGTAAAACGGATTCATACATCTTCACTCATAAAGACCACACCATGGATCTCCACGCACTCTTCCTCCAGTCCAGACCTGACGGGACATCCCTGTTCGACCTGTTCCTGACCGAGTGCCAGAAGTGGTACGATGAACCTGCACACACCTTCACCGAGATGCGGACCCGTGACAACAAGAAAGTCCGTGGCGATGTTTTCGAGGACTTCTGCGTCAAGTACCTGAAGCATGTCCGCAAGCTGACGAATGTGTGGCTCCTCAAGGATGTTCCCGAGGAGTTGCTGACTAAGTTGTCCTTGAAGCGCCCGGATGTGGGCATCGACATTATCGCCGAGCACGATGGCAAGTACTACGCGGTTCAGTGCAAGTACAAGAAGCATGTGAGCCACAAGAAAAATGTCGTGACGTGGAAGCAGTTGTCCACCTTCTACGCATTGGTGCTAAGGACAGGACCTTGGGCACAGTACATCGTCATGACGAACTGTGACTATTGTCGGCATATGGGGAAGAAGACGGCCAAGGATGTCTCGATTTGTTTGAAGACCTTTCAGAACACTACGCAGGAGCAGTGGGTCCAGATGTGTCAGTTGGAAGGGCAGCGTGTTGGGGCCCCTGCACCAGCAGCATTAACGCCTTCGCAGCTGCGCGAAGCTCGCCTTGCGCGATTCGCTCGTCCCGAACCGCAATCTTGCGGTGCAGATATCCCACCCGCTCCCTAGCTCCACGGAGTTCTGCGTCGTCTCCGTGCACTTGGTCCGCGCGCTTGCCGTGTTCAGCCCAGTTGCGACCATTCACCTCCCATTTTCCCTTGCTGAGTCTGTCAAGTTCCTTCTGCGCCTTGTCAAGTTGAAGTTCAAGAGTCGGCATGTGTCGAGTCTGGTTTGGCAGGCCGAGTCCATTTTTCAGCCCCGCGGCCCGTGATGCTGACCCCGCGTATGCATAGCCCTCAGGCGATGTATCGTGAAGATCGGAGCGCCAGCGGCGTCGTAGATGGCTGGAAACTTGGCGCGATCTACGTACTTTTTGCGTGTGGCGTTCGCATGCTCTGTGTCTTTTGCCGCCTCCGCTGCCTCTTTCGCGCGGTCCGAATCCGAAAGATGCTTGTCGTAGTTCCTGTATGTGTGTTTTTGAATTGGGGGAAAGCGGTTCCCACCACGACGACGGCGACGCGTACCTCCTTGCCTGAGTTTCTGTTGTAACACGCTGATCTTCTGCGCGATCTCGCGGCGTTTGAGTTCAACCTTCGAACGAGCAGTATCTGCGCGGTTTTCGGCGTAACCGGTAGGAGCCTGATAACGCCGCATCTTTTGCTGATGAGATTCGGAGTGCTTTGCGTTGAGGTCAGCGAGTTCCTTCTCTAACTTTTCCAAGCGCTCTTTGAGAGTGGGCATTGTGGTAAACGCAGATTAAAGCTCGTTCGCATGTGCTCACAGACGGATCACCACGCTGTTCTTGCCCGTGGAACCCGGCTTGTTGTTCACTCGCTTCGGGGCAGGGGCAACTGTCTGCTTGATGTCCTTCAAGAGCTCATCAATCGACGGCGGAGCGCGCATCTCGGGGGCGGGCTGCTGCGAGGGCATCGGCGGCATCGCGGGCGTCTTGCGCACGCCAATCCGAACGGGCTTGGTCTCCTGCGGCTGACGAGGGACCATGTTCGGCGGCGGGGGCGGGGGCACGTTCTGCTGCATGAAACTCATGAGGCCCGACAGGGGATTGGACGGCTGCTGCGGGGCCGACGGTTGGGCACGCATCTGCTGAGTCTGGTTCTGCATGGCAGCGGCCGCCAGCGAACGCGCAATGTCGGGGTTCTGACGCATGATGTCGTCAATGTTCGGGATGGGCGCCTTGCGAGCCATCTGGTTGGTCAGATGAACCATGTAGATCATCATACACGTACGCAGAGGAATACGAACCATCGGGTGCATCTTCAGGTTCTCACCGTACAGGTCGTACAACTCCTCGAAGTCGTCCTCCAGATCTGCCACATTCATCTGCGCCGCCTCCGACAGGCCGTCCAACTGGAGACCAAACGCCTTCATCATCTGGATATTCTTGGACCCGTACTCCAGTCCGCTCATGCCCGTCACGAACCACTCGGAGAACTGCTTGATGGTCGCGTCCATGGACTTCTCCCGCTTGATGAACTCCAGTTCCATCTTCATCTCCTCGATGGAGGAGTCCATGGTGAAGCGCTTGCGCATCGGCACGCCCATCTTGGACAGACGCTCAAACTTGCGCAGGATCTCGTACTTCTCCTTCATCATGGCATCGTCCGACACGCGCTTGACCTGGGGGGAATAGGACTCGGCATTGAAGTTGCGCATGCCATTCACCACCTCAGGACCCACGCTCTCGAACGACGGCACCAGGTTCGGGGCTGCAGGAGCGGCGGGGGCAGAGCCGCCACTGAACTCCTCGAAATTGAGGGTCGGGAGGTCGATGGTCTCGATGTTGGCCATGCCGCCGCTCACCATACTGGGGTTTACGAGGAGGTCTGTCTCCATTTACTTCTCCTACGGGTCTGTTTCGTAAACTTGGAACGCAACTCTTGCCATAGAACAATGAAGACCCGTCGCGTCTTCAAGAAGAAGCGGTTGATGTCGAAGGCTTACTGCAAGAAGACGCCGTGCCGCCGCATGGGCTTCACGCAGAAAGCCAGTTGCCGCCCGTACAAGAACTGCTACACCCATAAGAACTGATTTACTTAGCGCCCGAGGACTGGCTTAAGGACGTGTGTTCTAAGCACCACAAGCCCTGTAAGAATGAATCCGCAAGATCGTCCTTCTTTGGGTGTTTGGCAAAGTGCTCCTGCCACACCTGAGGAACGAGTGCGCGAGCATGCGTTATGCCAGTCGTTTTGCGTCCTTTATAGCTTGCAGTTGAATCTTCCACTGTCACAATGTTCGACAGCTTGTGAGTCGCTGAAACTCCCTGCACTCGAAACCCCCGGCAGCAAAAGTACATTTGCAGCATCGCCTGCACCCCGAACATCCGTCGGTCCATTTGATTCTCCACGCACACCAGGTCCGCTCCCCGCCAAGATGCCGCTCGCTGGTCGAGACTACGAATAAGCGCGCCCGCCAAATCTAAGACCGACCCCTGGATGGCCGACGACACGCACTTTTTCCATGTGTTCTGTTTGCGGTGATTGTACAGCAGATTGACCAAGTCCGCCTTCCTGGTGGCCTCGGTCGTCATGCCCTCTCCACGGATCTGCTCCGTCAACTGCGCGGCCGTCAGCTTGGTGAGCTCTTTCTTGGTAACCTTGGCCTTCTTCTTGGGCGTGTGGCGGGCACATGCAAAGGTTCCGTTCGACGCATGTTCGTACCGAGCGGCGGTCTGACACTGATGACATCTTGGGGCACCGACACCTGCCTGTTCTCCAAGTACGTCAATGATATTCCAGTCCGTGATGGCAACGTCTGCGCGCGTTGTTCCCTCGAGCACACAGTATGCGAGATTGCGCAGGCCCACGTCAAACGAAACTACCTTCATTGATATTTGTGGGAGGGTTTGTATAAATGCCGTGTGATTGCACGAAGTACAAGGACCCGGCACCAATTCGGTTGTCCTGGATCAAGCGTCCAACCTCCACGTCGTCTTCGACTCCTCAAAACCCCCCACTTCCTACGCCGTCGCCTTCAACAACGAAATGAGCGTGGGCTTGGGATCTGTCTTGCTGAACGGAAGACCGCGCTTGCTCAGCATGTCCTGCAGTTCCTTCTTGGTCTTGGATTGGAGAGCATCCACATCGATCGCGGCGGGCGGGCCATCCACAACCTCGGCGGCAGACTCCTCCACCGACGCACGATCATCCTCCTCCTCCTCAACAGGCTCGGGCACAGGAGCGGGCTTGACCTCGGGTTCGGGCTCTTCGGGCGGCGAGTTGTCGATGGCGCGCGTGATGTCGCCGATGGCCATGAGGACAGAGTTCATGTTCTGAAAGAGGCGAGTCTGCTGCCAGTAGAGCCAGCCGACCATGCCGGCAAGAACAAAGACCATGGATGCGAGGAGAGCGACAGCGGCGTGAAGGAGTTCCATTTGCTGTGAACGCAAGACGCGATTCCACTCAGGAGAAACGAAGAATCTTGCTACACCATAAATGAA